GGTTTTGTTTTTCATAGCATCTATAATAAATGTATTAGGGATGCAAAAGATTATACGTGAAGAAATTAGAAAGACCGAATAGTTTAAGATTGGCCATAATCAAAACATTACTACCGTGAAAAATAAACAGGAAAAAAACAGGAGAGACATAGGAGAGATATAGTACTGCATTAGTTTGAAATCGCAAGTAAGATGAAAGAGTGGATGTCTTCAATATTTCCAAATACATTACAAATGAAAATTACAATTACCAAAGACTAGTAATCCCTCTTTTTCCATGAGAAAATTTATTTATGGAAGGAGTTGATAATATGAATGAAGTAAACAATTCGAATTTATCTAAAACCGAAAAATTAGATAAAGTATTGGAGCTTATACATCAAAATGTGAAGGCCTATGAATATTTTGCAAATGCGGGACGACTATTATCTGAAGTGAGAAGAGGATTTGATGAGCTTGCTGTTCTTTCTGATAATAAATTAGTCGTTGAGACTGAAATGCATGGAAGAAGTTTTATAGTTAGACTACTCGACAGGGGACAATCTAACTCGAATAACTATATTTATGTCGATCAAAGCAAAGTTGGATCATTGTTATTCAAGATTCGGGTTTTACCAGGTAACGAAACTGACGGAGAAGAAGAATATCTATTGTCATTGAACTCATTTGGAGATGCTTTTGTTTTGAAACCTCAAATATTGAATGACGAGAATATCATCAAATCTGATGTGTTATTAGATTCATCTTTCTTCGAGAATGTAATGTTTGATTTTCTTACAGCTGTACATCAACGTAGACAGCGCTAAGTTTGACGCTCCTCTGGGGCGTCTTTTTTGTTGCTTTAAAACCGTTTCCGATGGCGAAAAACCTCTCCCCATCCTCCTGTCGTTTCATCGGAAGTGGTTTTAACGTTGCAAATAGAAAGAGGTGAATCGATGACATGAGGAAACTGAACGAGAAGCAGGAACGCTTTTGTCTTGAGTATCTAGCAGATCTGAATGCGACACAAGCGGCCATTCGAGCCGGATATAGCAAAAAGACAGCGGGAGCGATTGGGAACAAGTTGCTGAAAAAAGTTGAGATTCAAGCGAAGGTTTCAGAACTGCAGCAGGAGCGAGCGAAACGTACAGAGGTTACAGTGGATCGTGTCGTCGAGGAGCTTGCCAAGATCGCATTCGCTGACTTAAAGCACTTTGTCCATTGGACAGAGCACGGAGTAGAAATACATGATTCCGAGGACGTAGACGGAGCGGTTCTTTCCGAGGTTTCAGAGACCGTGAGTGTTCAGGTATTCCCGAATGGTGGCGAATCAGAGAAACGAATGAAGCGCGTTAAACTACATGACAAGATGAAGGCGATCGAGATGCTAGGACGTCATTTATCGATGTTCAAAGACCGTACAGAGGTCCAACATACAGGAGCTGTTGAGTTTGTGGACGACATTGGGGTTGATGATTCGTGACGGTCAAACAAATCCGACTGTCCGAGTTGCTCCCGAAGGCGTTTCATTCTTCATGGAAGGCTGCAATCGACCCGGACATTTTGAACGTCATCGAGAAAGGTGGCCGTGGATCTGGTAAATCATCGGACATCGCGATCATTGTGACACAGCTGCTAATGAGGTATCCCCTCAACGCTGTTGGCATTCGGAAGATTGACAATACGCTTGAACTTTCGATTTTTGAACAAATGAAATGGGCTATCGAACTTTCGGGGGTGAGTCATTTATTCAAGGTGAATAAATCGCCGATGAAAATCACCTACAAGCCGCGCGGAAATTACATGGTGTTACGTGGAGCTCAAGAGCCAGAGCGAATCAAATCGTTAAAAGCATCTAATTTCCCATTTGCATTTGTGTGGATTGAAGAACTAGCTGAATTTAAAACAGAAGATGAAATTACGACCATCACCAACTCGATCCTTCGTGGCGAATTGGACGATGGTCTTTTTTATAAATTCTTTTTCAGTTACAACCCGCCTAAGCGCAAACAGTCCTGGGTGAACAAGAAATACGAATCGGCCTTCATGCCAGCGAACACGTTCGTCCATCATTCCACCTATCTCGATAACCCGTACATTTCACGGCAGTTCATAGAGGAAGCGGAGACGATGAAAGCGAGAAATCCCATGCGATACCGGTGGGAATACGGCGGCGAGGCCATTGGGTCCGGCGTCGTGCCGTTCAATAACCTTACGTTTCGAAAGATCACGAATGAGGAGATCAATCAGTTTGACAACATCCGCCAAGGCATCGACTTCGGTTATGCAACGGACCCGCTTGCGTTTGTCCGTTGGCACTATGACAAGACGAGGCGGCGCCTCTACCTCATCGACGAATTCTATGGTGTCAAGCTCTCGAATCGTCAACTGGCCGAATGGGTTATCTCCAAGGGCTATCAAACTCACGAGATCATTGCGGACTCTGCAGAGCCGAAATCAATTGCTGACCTTCGCTCACTTGGCCTCCCTCGCATCATTGGGGCAAAGAAAGGGCCGGACAGTGTCGAGTTCGGAGAGAAGTGGCTAGACGACCTGGACGAGATCATCATCGACCCAGAGCGAACACCGAGGACTGCAAAAGAGTTCGAGGACATCGACTATCAGACCGATCGAGACGGAAATCCGAAGGCGAAGCTCGAGGACAAGAATAACCACGCAATCGACTCGACCCGCTATGCAATGGAGCGGGACATGAGACCACAAGCCGCAGCGCTAAAAGTAAGGGGGTAAGCACATGCCAGATAATTTTGAAACCGGTGGCGACTTCGTTCCCCATCGTTCGGCCCAGGGCTACACGTTCGAGGTTCCGGACTATACGGACGAAATCATCGCGCTCGACCAGGGTGAAGATCGTCGCAAGGTCATCTTGAAACTGATCGAGAAGCACAAGCCGCAGCGGGACCGAATGCTGATGAACCATCAGCGGTACAAGACCGATGCGAGTGGCGTCCCTGTCTTCTCTCGTTCGTTCGAGCGAGACGTCACAATCGACAACCGAATCAACAACGACTATTTTTCGGAGATCGTCGACATCAAGACTGGGTATTTCGCCGGCAAACCCGCAGCATATGCCTACGACAAACAGGAACAAAACTTCAATCCTGCCTCGCAGCGCATCAAGGACTTCCTAGAAGGCAATCGTATCGCCGACGTGAACATGGAGACCACAAAATATTGTGCAATTGGCGGATATTCCGCTCGGCTGCTCTACATCGACACGACCGGACGAGAACGGATGATGTACATCCCAGGGCACCAGGCCATCCTGCTCAACGAGGACGGCAATATCATCGAGACGAGATACGGCGTCCGCTATTACGGCCAGGAGGGTCGCTACATCATCCATTTCTACGACGGGTTACGCCGTTACAAGTACCAACAAGACGGGGATGTGTTGGTTCTGCTCGAGGACAACATCCATGCGTTCAGACTCTGTCCACTGTTCGGCTATCCAAATAACGACGAGCTCATGGGCGATCCAGACAAGGTACTCGGCCTGATCGATGCCATCGACCGTACCGTATCGGACGTCAACAGTGAGATTGAGGCGTTCCGTTTGGCTTATCTGTTGTTCTTAGGCGCACAGGTGGACCAGACAGCCGTCGATGACATGCGGAAGACCGGAGCGATCAGTATTCCAGGGATGGGCGGTGAGCGGGTCGATGCGAGGTTCCTTGAGAAGAACCTCAACGACGGAGCAATCGAGAACCACCTCAACCGGATCCATGACAACATCTATCGATTCAGCGGTACTCCGGACCTTGCTGACGAGGCATTCAGTGGCAACCAGAGCGGAGAGTCGCTCAAGTTCAAACTGTTCGGCCTCGAGACGAAATCCGCTCGCTTTGAGCAGAAGTTCAAGGCGGCGGATACTCGGATGTTCGAGATCATGTCGACCAAGTGGGCGATCGAGAGCCTCATCGTTAATCCTTACAAGGTGTTCGCAGAGTTCAAGCGGAACTTCCCACAGAACCTTCTCAACGAAGCGGACATCCAACAGAAATTGAAGGGTCTCGTGTCGGAACAGACACGACTCTCTCTCGCTTCGTTCGTCGACGATGTGGAATATGAACTGGCACTCATGGAAGAAGAGTTGGACGCTATCGAGCCGCTCGATTTGAAAGACGAAGCCGAAACCATAGAGGGTGAGACCGATGCCGTCGTTTGATGACAAACAGAAGGCAATCGAGAAAGTCCAGGTTCGTCGCCAGCGAGTCTTTGAGCGTGAGACCAGGCGAATGTACCAGGACATCATTAAGAGTGTTCTGGGAGAAGTATCAACGATATATGCACGTCTCGAGAAGGACGAGATCACTTACGAAGACATGGCCAAGTTCAACCGCCTTGACTCGCTCATCAAACAGATCGAGGCACAATCGAAGCTGCTGACACAGCGGAGACGGAACGCGTTGCTGAAGTACCTTTCCGAAGCGTTCCGCTATTCCTACGAGTTCATGGCCTTCTCCATTGAGACGGCTGCTCTGTCGTATCTGAACTACACGAGCGTGACCACGGAACAAATCCTTGCGGCTGTCAACAATCCAGTGAAGGGGCTGACGTTGAATGAGACGTTGGAAAAGAATCGTCGTGAAATCATTGCCACAATCCGGACCTCCGTGACGCAATCACTCGTTCGGGGGGCGAGTTATTCGAGCATGGCCAAGGAACTCAAAACCGTGTTCGATGGCGATTACAAGAAGGCGATCCGCGTCTCTCGGACAGAGGTCCACCGGGTCGTCGAGCAAGGGAAATCAGATGCGGTCGAACGGGCGACTCGCCAGGGCGTCGTGATGATGAAGAAATGGAACTCGTCCCGTGACAGCCGTGTCCGGAAGACGAGCAAGGCCAACCACCGCAAGATGGACGGTCAGATGGTCCAGTCGGACGAACTGTTCGAACTGGGAAGAGGAGTGAAAGCGAAAACGCCGGGTCAATCCGGTGTCGCCGCTCATGATATAAATTGCCGCTGCTTCGTGACCTACACGGTCGAACGTGTCGACAAGAAGGCCCATGCCGAGCTTGCTGACATGACTTACGAGCAATGGCGCAAGGAAAGACTCAAATCAGCTTAAAAAATCATACGCGGCTCGATTGATGCGATACGAGGTGGATACGCATGCCGGCTCCTAATCGGCTCGGTGATTGATACGCATAATGGAGGCATTCACATGTTCAAACAAAAAACGAAGTACCCGCTCACACTCGACATTCAATTCTTTGCTGAAGGCGTAGAAGGTGGAGGAGAGGGCGGCGCAGGAGAAGGGGCACAAGGTGGCCAAGGCGTGACAGCCCCAATTTTCACACCGGAGCAACAGGCACAGATCGACGCAATGCTCAAATCCGCTCAAGACCAGATCCGAAACGATTACGGTAAGAAGACGAAAGACTTACAGACGACGATTGATCAATTAAAGAACCAAGGGAAGTCCAAGGAACAACTCGCTCAAGAGGCCGAGGATAAACTCATCCAGGGGCAGCGCGAACTGTTGTCACAAAAGAACATGTTCCACGCGGTTCAGCAGTTGACGAAGGAAGGTCTTGATTCGGAATTGCTCGACCTAGTCATCGTAAACGAGGGCGACGACGAAGAAGCCCGCAACGCAGCAACAGACGAACGAATCAAGACAGTCAGCGACATCGTCAACCGACTCGTCACCAAGAAGGTCGAAGAGAAAATCAAAGGCGCCGGATACAATCCTGGAAACGGGAATGTCGGCGGTGGCTCTCAATCGGTTTCCCTCATGGAAACAATCCTCAATAAACAAATCAAAAAATAACGAAAGAAGGTCATCTTAAATGCCTACATTCAACCCAGCTAACGTATTAATGGCGGACGCGCTCACAGGTAGCGTCCCAGTCGAGACTTCGGTCCAAATGATTGGAGACGTCGTCCAGAACTCGGCCGTCATGCAGCTCGCTCAATTCGAAGAGATGTCGACACTCGAGAAAGAAATTACGTACCTCGCCGAAGGTCCTGGCGCATACTGGGTCGGAGAAGCGGAACGCATCGAAACATCGAAACCGACTTGGGTCACAGCTAAACTCGTTGCGAAGAAACTCGCCGTCATCCTTCCGGTATCGAACGAGTTCCTCGCTTACAACGTGCCGCAGTTCTTCCAAATGATGCGTCCAAAGATTGCCGAGGCTTTCTACACGAAATTTGACCAAGCGACTCTCTTCGGTACGAACTCGCCGTATGCTGCAGAGCACAGCATCCTCGCTGCTGCTACAACAGCAGGCAATGCGGTCGCGGCTGATGACGCCGAAGCGCTCTATGGTCAATTGAACGGATTGCTCGGGCTCATCGAGGACAATGAGATTGATCCAGACGGAATCGTCACTGTCCGCTCGATGAAACAGAAATTCCGTGGCGAGCTCGACAACACTGGCCGTCCGATTTACGTCAAAGGAGATGGTACTGCTCCGGACGACATCCTCGGACTTCCAATCTCATACGCTTCTGGTAAATCGTTCGACAAGACGAAAGCAGTCGCGTTGGCCGGTGACTGGGACATGGCTCGATTCGGTATCCCACAAGGAATGACATACAAGATTTCGGAAGATGCGACACTCACAACAATCGTCGATGAGAACGACGTGGCGATCAACCTCTTCGAGCGTGACATGTCTGCTCTCCGTGTGACGATGTACGTCGCATTCATGGTCTTGCAAGACGAGGCGTTCGCTGCATTGACTCCGGATGTGACACCATAAGGAGGTTTTGAATCATGGCTGAAACTAAAAAGTTAGTGATCATCAAAAAGGAAGGCAAGAAGGCGCTTGAAGTATCGCGGCGTCTTTTCGATGTCTATTACAAAGGACTTGGGTACAAGAAAGTCGAACCCGAAGCGTCGAAATCGGTTGACGATAACGGCAAAGGGCCGGGCTTCAATCCTGATGGCATCGTCAATGACAAAGATGAACTTGAGGGCGATGAACTTCCTGCCTATGACGACATCACGAAAGCGGAAATCGTCGAACGATTGAAGGATGACGGCATCGACCATAACCCACGCGATTCGAAAGAAGTGCTCTATGCATTGTTAGAGGGTGAGTGAAGTGACGCTCACTGAATTAAAGGCGCTGCTAGAAATTCCGGACGAAGACACGAGCAAGGACGTGAAACTGTCCCCCTTGTTGGAGTCCGGTATTCTGGCCGCTCAAGAATACTGTGACAAACTCGACTTCCTCACACTCGTCGACGCGGAGAGCGGACAGCTCATCCTGCCTGCAGCCGTGAAACTAGGAATCTCTGAATGGGTGGAGGCGAATCAGACCGTGAGCAGACGCCAGGGCGTGACCGCTGAATCTATCGGAGGGCTCTCGCAGTCGTTCAGCGGAGACTCGGCTGCAATTTATTCGGCCGCTCATCAACATTGGGCACCGTATCATTCAGCGGTCCGTTTCTTTAACGTGGGGCGTTGTTATGGGCGTTAAAGTCAGACATCGCAACAAGGACCTGCTGAAAGACATCGTCAAGCACACTAGAACAATTGACGGCCGAACGTTGCGGGTGGGTGTGATGGAAGATGGAGAGCTCGGCATGATCGCCCACGTCCATGAGTACGGCTGCGACATCAAGGTCACTGACAAAATGAGGGCCTATCTATCCGCCGCCAAAGGAATCCATCTCAAGAAGTCGACGACCGTCATCCGGATTCCGGAGCGGTCTTTCATTCGTGCAGGCTTCAATGAGCATGAGGCGGACTGGAGAATAAAAGCAGATCAACTGATTGACGAGGCCATCACTGGAAACGTTCCAGTGGAGACGATGCTCGACATGATCGGGCTCGAGCTCGCCGGGAAGATCCAGGAATTCGCGAGAGACCTAAAGAGTCCTCCGAACAGCTCGGCCACGAAGATGCTCAAAGGGTCGAGCAATCCGTTGGTGGATACCGGTCGCATGATCGGCGCCATCAAACACGAGGTGGATTGACATGATTTTTGATTTTTCGAGTCTGATAGAAAAGTATGAAGTTGGCGTCCCTTATACGATTGAGACGGCGGGCCATCGTGACCCGACGACGGGGAGATGGGTGGAAGGTGTCAAAACCACCAAGACCGAACATATGGCCGTCCTACCGGCGGACAAACAAGTGGTCTATGAGAGCGGTGGACGCATCAACTCAGCCAACCGCATCATCTATCGACGTGGGAGTCCGCTCGATGTCCGGGGCAGTATTCAATTCGAAGGCGCCAGATGGACCATCGAGGTATACGGTGACTACACCACGTATTCGAATTTCCATCGCTACGTGGCAACGAGGGAGGCGACAGCATGAAGACGTACAACGACATCATCCAGGGCTTTTATGCTCCGCTGACAGCCTACCTTGAACGTGAGGTCGTCCCTGCAAATGAGACGGCTACACGGCCACCGCTCCCGTTCTGCTCGTACACCGTCCTAAATCCTCGGCTGGTGCAACATGGACCCGCGAGCGGACATATCGAGACGATTGTGGACGGTGACACCGTTCTGGAACGCAAGGAGACAGACATCGAGGCGACGTTCTCGTTCAATTTCTTTGGACAGACGGACCTCGAAGCCATGTCCCTCGCGGCCAAGGCGGAAGAATTTCTCGATTTCGTGGGCGAGTACGAGCTCAACTCAAGGGGATTGGTCGTGGTCGACATCACGAATATCCAGGACCGCACACTCTATCTCGGTGATGCCTACGAATACCGCGTCGGTTTTGATGTATGGTTCCGCGTGAAGGAAATCAAGGAACGCGTCGTCGCCAACACGATTGACGACGTGGAGATCGAACAAATTTGAATGAGGAGGGCAACACATGGCTCTTTATAAAGACGTGAACGTCAGCATTGACGTGTTGAAACCATCGGGCGCCGTCACTTCGACGAACGTGCTCTTGGTGGTCGAGAAGACCGGCGGATTCGCCTACAAAGAGTATTCCGGGGATGAGGCGCTCGCCGCAGTCGAACTCGATTTCGCCGCGACGACAGAGGCTTACAAGATGGCCGCAGCCTTGCTCCGACAAAACAATCGACCGGAGAAAGTCGCGGTCGTCGGATACGATGACACGAGTGGTTCTGCTGGCGCTGTAGTAGAGGCGAACTTCAATCAGGATTGGTACTATGTCGTTCTCGAGTCGGCCGCGACAGCTGACCAGATCGCCGTCGTTCAAGAGTTGGACGAACGTGATAACAAGGTCGCCATCCTCCGCTCGAATGCGGTGGCCGAAGCGGAGGCGTTACATGCTGCCAACATCGAACGTTATTACGTCCTGTACACACCGGAAACAGATGAGTACATCGATGCGGCGTTCGCCGGCGAGTTTGCTACAGACCCTGCAGGAAGTGCAACGGCGAAGTTTAAACAACTCGCAGGCATTACAGCGGTTAAGCTGCCACTTGCTGACTACAACGCATTGGAAGCGGTCAACGCATCTTCTTACGTGACGAAGTTCGGAGAGCCACAGACAACATCTTCGAAGCTTGGCGGCGGGGAATTCCTCGACGTTGTGGCCGGTAACGACTGGATGATCGCGACGCTCGAACAGCGGGTCCAATCCTTGTACATCAAGAACCGCAAAATCTCTTATGAGCAACCTGGCGCGAATATGATCGGGGCGGAAGTCGAGTCGGTCATGAAGCTCGGTGTCGAGAACGACATCATCGCAGAAGACGCGGAAGGGAACGCGCTTTACTCGGTCGTCATCCCAAACGTACAAGCCATGACAGAGGCAGACCGCGCTTCTCGTAAGCTCCGCGGCGTGAAATTTAACTATCGCTTGGCAGGATCCATCGAAGAGGTAGACATCAAAGGACAAGTATCGTTCTAATAGGGAGGGAAAACGAACATGGCACAATATACTTCTTATAATGCAAAAGACACGACGGTCATCGCTGACGGTGTCTTCACCACTGGATTCGCAGAGGACAAAATCGAGTTCGAGCCGAACGAGGACGGATTCGAGTATGAGTTCGGAGCGGACGGAGACGTCATCGTCTCTGAATCGAACGACACATCGGCAACGATCACGCTCACGTTGCAAGCGACGTCGCCATCGAACAAGCATTTCATGAACTTACTTCGTCAAAAGCGATTCTTCCCACTATGGGCCGTATCGAAGCGAGGCGACATCACAGAGAAGGCCGGCGGAAACAAATGCCGTATCCTTAAGGCGCCGACCGGAACGCTCGGCACGACTGCGGAACCACGGGAGTATGAGATCGTCGTATTCGACTTTGACAACAAGTACGAATAAGGACAGGGGCGGGAAACCGTCCCTTTTTTAATTGCTGACAAACTAAACTATTCGGAGGTTTTTATTCATGGCCAAGACATTTGAACAACGCACAGAGACAATCAACGACACGGAGTATGTGTTTCAGTTCCCGGGACTTCGTGCGGCTAACGAGATTTCAGACCGTTGCAAGAACCAATTCGGTGTGGTCCAACAGACGAAGATCCAGGAGGAGTTGTTCACTCACGTCATCGTCTCTCCTAAAGTCGATTGGGACTATTTCGAGCAGCAAAAACCGGAAGACTATGCACAAGTGATCAAGATCGCGAATGAAGTCTTTCAAGGGCCCTTCTCGGGAAAGTAAGGGCCATTATCGAGAGAAAGCGCTGCGGGACGCGCTCATCTATCGGCCGCTCCTCGCAGAAAACTGCTCCGCGACGTACTCGGAGCTCAAAGCGATGACTCTCGATGAATTATATACACTCAACGCCGCGCTCGACCTCTATAACGAAGAGGTGCAGGCCCAAATGGAGAAAGCCAAGCGTGGCAAGAAGTAACCCGAAAAGGGGGTGTTTAGATGGCAGGGCAAGGCAGAACAGAAATTGAAATCGGGTTTGAAGTACAGGGATTCGGTGACGTCAAGAAAGCGGATGACGCTCTCGATGACCTTGGTGATAAGGCCAAGGTGACCGGTGACAAGGTCGATGACCTGGGTGACAAGGTGAAGCCGGCCGGCGATGATGTCGAGGATTTGGGAGACAAAGCGAAAGACACCGGTGACAAGGTAGAAGGGTTCGGTTCTAAACTAGGCGTAGCGTTTGCCGCCCTTGGTGGCGCCGCAGCTCTTGGCGCGGTCGGTACGATGTTTTGGGACATGGGGAACCAGTATGAGGGTGCCATGAACCAGGTCGCGGCCGCAACAGGGACGACAGGCGCGGAACTTGCGGGTCTTGAGGACGCCGCGAACGCCGTTTATGTCAACAACTTCGGAGAATCGTGGGAAGATGTCGCAAACTCACTCTCAACCGTCAAACAGATGACCGGGGCGACCGGAGATGAATTGCAATACATGACTGAGAGTGCCATCGGACTCCGTGACACGTTCGGTTATGAGGTCAATGAGTCCATCCGCTCCGTTGATACGATGATGAACAACTTCGGGATCTCCTCGGAGGAAGCGTTCAACTTACTCGCACAGGGTCAGCAGAACGGGCTCGACAAGTCGGGCGAGATGCTCGACACCATCAACGAATACTCGGGTCAGTTCGATGCTCTTGGATTCTCGGTCGACGACATGTTCGAGACCATGAACTCCGGTCTTGAAGGCGGTGCCTGGAACCTCGACAAAGTCGGGGATGCTGTCAAGGAATTCAACATCCGGGCAAAAGACGGATCGAGGACGTCCAAAGAGGCGTTCGAGTCGCTCGGCTACAACGCCGAAGAGATGTTCCAGACGTTCGCGGCGGGTGGACCGGAAGCGAACAAGGCTTTTAAGACTATCGTCGACGAGATCTCAGCCATTGAGGACCCGGTCAAACGGAACGAGGTCGGGGTCGCGTTGTTCGGTACGCAATTCGAGGATTTGGAGGTCAAGGCATTCTCCGCACTCTCGCAAACAAGCGACAAGTTCGACCAGACCAAGAACTCGATGGATGCCATCAACGAGGTCAAATACGATACGCCGATGGAAGCGATTGCCGGTTTCGGTAGATTGCTCGAGACGAGCATCGTACAGCCGATCACGTCGAAGGTCATGCCGGCACTTAGTGGAATCGTCACCTGGGCATCGAACAACATGCCGATTGTCACCGCTGCTATTGGCGGTCTGGCTGTTGCGTTTGGTATCCTTGGAGCGGTACTCCTATTCACTGTCGTCCCAGCTGTATGGGCAATGATGGCGCCTTTCCTTCCCGTCATTGCCATCGCATTGGCATTCGGAGCGGTCGCAGGGGTGCTTATTTGGGCGTGGCAAGAATTCGATTTGACGTGGTCGGAAATTTGGACCAATGTGGTCACGTTCGCAACGTGGGCCTGGGATGCCGTATCTGGCTATCTGACTGGTCGGTGGTATGCGCTTGTCGCACTCGGAACGACTTTATGGTCGGGATTCACCGCATTCCTTTCGGCGATATGGTCCGGACTGGTCTCATACGCATCGAGCATCTGGACCGTTTTTACAACGACGCTATCGAGTTTATGGTCTGGGCTCATCTCGCTTGGAACGTCACTCTGGCAAGGCTTTAAGGGGACCGTGTCGTCGATTTTCACCACTTTGCTCTCGACAGCGATTTCAATCTGGGAAGCGATAAAAACCGGGATCACCTCGGCAATCCAAGGGGCATACACGGCGGTCACTTCGACCGTATCGAATATTTACAACGCAATCGTCGACGGGTTCAACAACGCCGTCAGCTTCGTGACCGGTCTCGGAACCACGTTCTACAACGCGGGTAAGGGCTTGATCGAGCAGATGGTCAGCGGTATCACCGGGGCGATTGGCCTCGTGACCGACGCCATCTCTAATGTGGCAGAAAAGGCGCGGGAATTCCTTCCGTTCTCACCTGCGAAGGTCGGACCTTTATCTGACCTCGACAAACTCGACTTTGGTGGTCCAATCACGGACAGCATCATCAATGCGACGCCGAACGTCAAGTCGTCGATGAGCGGCATGTTCACGGGAACGACTTCGTATGAACGCCCAAGCATCGCTCCGATGGCCTCGTCGAGCTCGTCAAGCCTATCGAACAACAGTTCGAGTCGTAACCAGATCACAATCAACATCACCGGGGCTACTAACGCGCAGGAAACGGCCGTCAAGGTCCGTGACCAACTTGAAGACCTCTTTGCCTCGATGGGTCGCGTGAGCCCGCGAACGACGGAGGTGTAAAGAATGGCCAAGTTAGGGACATACAAAATCGCGGTCACTGAAGAGGAGACCGATTACAGCGTCGAGGCGACCGATCACGAGGTCGAGAAAGGCGTGAACCTCACGGACCACGTCAAGCGGAACAACACCGATTTCTCGATTGAGGGCAAAATCGTCGGCTCTTCCCGTTTCGTCGACACCATCGAGAAGTATTTCGTGGATTCGATGTCGAAGGGGCGTGTCCTCACCTATGTGGGCCGCTCCCGCTTCTCGAACGTCATCATCCTGTCCTTCAGCAAGAAACAGAACTCGAAGATCGCAAACGGATTCGCCTTCACCATGAATCTTCGTGAGGTGCGGGTGGCCAAGTCATCAGTCAAACGAAACTCACAGACTACCAAGAAACAGAACGGCGGCACGACGCAGAAGAAGCCGGCCAAACAGTCGTCCAAACGGTACTATACCGTCAAAATCGGCGACACGCTCTGGCACATCGCAAAAAAATATTATGGTAAACCGGATTATGCAAAGATTTTCAACGCGAACCGGGGAACCATCAAGAACGTGAATCTGATCTATCCTGGACAGAAGCTATTGATACCGTATTGAGAGGGTGAGCGAATTGGAACAGACAGAACAATATGGCTATATCGAGATCGACAAGACGCTCATCCCGTATCGGTTTGACATTACGCTCGCCGGTGAGGTGTTCTTCTTCGACGTCCGTTATGCGGAAACAACAGGCATCTTCACAATCGATCTGTATGACGCCGATGAGGAAGCAATCGTCTACGGTGAACCGCTCATCTATGGACAGGCTCTATTCGAGGACGTCGTCGACGAACGGCTGCCACTCAATCAACTGGTGCCGTTCGACCCATCCGAAAACGAGTCGGTGGTCACGTTCCAGAACCTTGGTGACATGGTGTTCCTATTCGACGTCTCCGAGCCTATCGAAACGGACGAGAGCGGTGACGCGCTATGAGTACCATGTATGGACGGACGGCGGTCTTGAACGTCGGGAAGGACGTGTCCATCGACTCCGACAATCTCACGATGAATTTCGAGGTCGTCTTCGATGATGACACGGACCCGAATGAGTCGAGCATCGAGGTCTATAATCTATCGCACTCGACCATCGCCTATCTGAAACGGAACGAGCGGTTGTCCTTGACGGCTGGCTATAAATCGGATGGTCGCGGCGTCATCCTCTCGTCCCGCATCTCGTCGGTCAAGACGTTGAATGAAGGCGTGGACAAACTGACCAGAATCACCGTAATCGACGGACCGAACCTGGAAGGGATCGAGCTTTCGGAACGAACTGAAACGGTCGGTACCGGCAAGAAAAAGAAGGTCCAGAAGACGCGCAAGAAGACATATGGCAAGAACACGAAAGCCTCGCAGATCGTGAGGGACCTCATCCCTTTGCTCGGTGTTGCTGTCGGAAAGATACGAATCCCTCGGGACGTGACTTTCTCCAAAGGCTACACAGTTGAGGGCAAACCGCTCGAAGAACTGCATAAGTTGGCCAAGACGTGCAGGGCGCAGGTGTTCATCCATAAGCAACGCCTTTATTTCTGCACGATCGCAGACGTGGCTACATCGACGCAGTTCACGATTTCGAGCGATACAGGGCTCATCGGTAGCCCGGAGCTATACGAGGACGAAACGGAAAGAGGCTACAAAGTGAATTGCCTTTTGCAGTTCCGCATCGGTGTCGGGTCGCTGATCAACATCGACAGCCGAACCGTGAAAGGACGTTTCCGCGTCAAGCGTGGCCGTCATTATTGGAACGGCCCGGACTTCATGACAGAGGTCGAGGTGGTCAAAGCATGAGCAAGTCATTGAACATGTTGGACGATTATATAGAACAGAAATTGTACGCATTACGGACCACGACGGTCTGCCGGGTGGAACGGGTGAACCCGAACGGCACATACGACATCCAACCGCTCGTCATGACAAAGGAAGTCGGGAACGAGGACGGCGAGAAACTGCCGCTCTTGATCGAGGTTCCCGCCATCGTCCAGAAGGTAAAAATCGATGGTGTTTCGAAGACCATCGAGCCGGACTACCAGAAAGGCGATACGGTCGTCATCAGCTTTTGTGAGCGGGATATCGAGAACGCCTTACAGGGACGGCTCTCATTGCCTCAAGACTTCCGGCGTCACAGTCTGAACGACCCGATTTTGATTGGAGGGTTATCATGAAAGATTTGAGATTCAAGGACGGCGACCTGGTCATTCAGGGGAACGACTTTACGTTGGCCACGGGTATCGATGAGATCGGCCAATGTATCGAGTCGACGCTCGGGACAAACGAGGGAGAATTCATCCTCGAACCTGATCTCGGCATCGAGTATCTGAACATAGTCGGTAAAGGTGTCGCGGAAGAAGACATCCAAGCCGAGATATTTGGCGGTCTGTCGCAAGAGGAACGAATCGAGACCGTCACCGAGATCGCGGTCGTGATGGACAAGGTGGCTCGAAAGACTGCTGTCCATTTCTCGGCCGTTGCCGATTCCGGTGAGACGATCGAAAGTGAGGTGGATTTAAATGTTGGATGAGAAAGGGTTCCGTCGTAAAACCTACGACGAACTGTTGGAAGATATGGAAATCAAGGCCCGGGAATTGTTCGGAGCGGACATCAACACGTCGGCTCGGGCGTTCATGGGTCTTTTATTACGCCTTTTTGCCTGGTTCCTGTCCCTGGCGTGGATCATTTTAGAAAAGGTCTATTACAGCGGATATGTATCGACGGCGACGGGCGTACAGCTCGACCGTCTGGCCAAGTTGGTCGGCATCCGGCGACGGGCGTCATCGCCGGCAAACGGGTCTGTGACGATCACCGGGACCGTAGGAAAGGCCATCCCGCTCGGAACCGAAGTGATCGGCACGACCGAGGGCTCTCCGATCTATCAGACCACCGAAGCAGCGACCATCGGGGCAAGCGGAAACGTCACCATCCCGGTCGAGTCGCTTGAGGCCGGTACCGCCTTCAACGTAGGGGCGAACGTCCTCAAGCAGTTGGTCGAGCCGGACACGGATGTGACAAGTGTGAACAACGCCTTGAACATCACGAACGGCCAAGACCGTGAGGAAGATTATGAGTTCCGTCAACGCATCCTCGATGCCGTCGCAGGCGGAGGGACGTCGAACATCCGGAACGACCTTTTGGTTGTCGACGGGGTCCGGGCGGCCACTGTCTTCGAGAATGATGAAAATGTCGAGGTGGACGGGATGCCGCCGCATTCGATTCGGGCTGTCGTGCTCGATGGTGATGATGCAGCCATCGGTTCAGCCCTCCTCGGTGCAAAGCCAGGGGGCATCCAGACGGCCGGAACAGTATCCGTCACCGTCAAGGACATGAGCGGGCGTGACAAGGTCGTCAAGTTCGATCGTGCTGAAGAGGTGGACGTCCATCTCCGCCTCACGATCACTCGGAACGATGCGTTCCCGTTCGATGGTGAGGAACGCGTCAAAACGTCGCTCGTGCAATATATCGGCGGTCTCGATGCGGACGGTCGTTTGTATGCGGGTCTAGGAATGGGAGATGACGTCGTCTTCTCTCGGCTCATCGGAACCGTATACGGAACTCCTGGCGTCTCTGACGTGACGGTGGAGACGTCGACCGACGGCGTGACCTACACAGAGTCATCCATCACGGTCGATGACGCACAGGTCGCCCAGACGAGCCACGACAAGATCGAGGTGACGGTGTCATGACGGACGGAGGAAAGAAGATAGTCGCGATGCTCGCGGACTACTGGAACAAGTCGTCAGGTTCGAACGTCTCGAAGGTCTTTCAAATCCTCGGAAGTGAAATCGATTCACTGACATCGACGGCCGAAAAGGTCGAACGGTGGCGTGACATCGACCAGGCGAAAGGGAAGCCGCTCGAACAGCTCGCCGGGAACATCGACCAACAACGGGGCGCGTCAACGGATGAAATCCTGCGCATCCTGGTCAAATCGAAGGCCGCAAGGGCAAGGTCCACAGGAACCATCGACGACATCATCAACACGATCGCTGTCTCTCTCGACGTTTCACCGAGCCTCATCAACATCACAGAGTTGTTCGATGACCTGACAGATCCGGAACCCGCTGCCATCAAAATGGCCGGGCTACCGCTCGCACAATTGTTAGCCACGGGTGTCTCGCCATCTCAGTTCGGTCGAATCGTCAAACGTTCGGCCGCTCCTGGAGTGAAGGTATCATCCATCGAGCTCACCGGGACTTTCTCGTTCGCAAGCGGTTCGATGCCAGAGACGAGCGCTTTCGGATTTGCCGACGTCGATGAGATTACCGGTGGCACGCTATCCGGATTGCTCGTTCCAGACAATGATCAGAACCTACCACTTTAAGAAAGGGTGAAAGATATGCCATTTACACATCCGGTTCCAGATTGGAACGCGCAAGGCGTAGAGCCACCGGAATCCCTAAAGACAAACGGGTGGCAGGTCGGTCAGAAACCGCCTGCTGACTTTTTCAACTGGTACTTTTATAACTCGGCGAAGGCTCTCATTGAACTGCAACTGAATGCAGTCCACCAGGACGAGATTTCTGGCCTGGTACAAGACGCATCGACTACGCAGAAAGGGGTGGTGCAACTCTCAAATAGCACGACGAGCACGAGCGAGGTTCTCGCGGCGACACCGAAAGCAGTCAAGACGGTCGATGACAAGGTCGGCCCTCTCGAATCCCTCATCACCGACAACAAGACCAACCTAGTCGGCGCGATGAACGAAGTCACACAAGGGTTTTACGAGACATACTGGAACGTCGGGGACATTGCGAATCTGAACACGTTTGCGAAGGGGTCTGTCGTCTCGGCTGTGAACGAAGTGAATGGGAAAGTCGGCATTTTATCAGACAGAACGACCGCCGTCGAAGACAAAGTAGACGACTTGAAAATGGTCAAGTCGAACAAGGATTCAGAAGGTATCTACACGACGCTCACATACCGTCGTAAATCGGATGATTCCTTATTTGCAACATCCGTCCTTTCGGGCGGAACAAGCCCAAACTATACGACACGTACCGTCACATATTATGAACCGGACGGAACGACAGTCCGTGAAACACTGACTTATACGCTCACATATGACGCCGATGGTTCGCTCGTCTCGGAGGTGTGATTATGCTCGATATTCGAGATCATGGCGGCAAGTTTATGGGAGCGAAAGAGCTAAAAGGTGTCTCATATCAGACATTAGAAGCGTTCAGTAGCTCGGTAAGAGAAGTAGAGTTTGATTTGGATAATGGTGAAGTATTCATATATAACGGTAACGGGTGGTTACATTACAAAAAGAATACGGCAAACCAAAATTTCACGGCTATCAAATCTACTTCGGAAGCAACTGTTGTAGGGTACTACAAAGACTACGTAGTCAAGTTCATAACCGCGACTAACAAACTACAATTTTATACACACGCAAATCAATTAATCCGTGAAATAACAGTGCCAAATCCAAACAGTTCGCCGCTACAAAGTGTTTGCGGTGGCTGCATGTTTGGTAGCGACAAGATTCTTTATGTGCGTCAAGTATTCACGAACGATTGGTCGGTTTACGATTTAACAGGAAACTTAATTTTATCTAACTACGTGCAGAACTTCGGGCTTCGCGCTTTCCCAATGTTAAATAAAAATAAGGTTCCTATGTTTGTTGCCGTAGATCCGACAACATCCGGCGGAGTTCCGACATTAAACTCGTGGATGGGTTCGCTGAATCCTAATAATACCGTTGAACAATTATTCGCACAGTATGGGCAAAGATACCCAGCGTTACTTATGATGCGCTTTATGTATCACTATCTTAAAAAGTGAAACAAGGAGGTAATGAATATGATTCTATTATTCACAAATGAAAGCAATGAGGTTCGGTCAACGCATTACATGCCGTTTGATCCGATTCACGGATTGGGGAAAACGAAAGAAGAACTTGAAAATGAAGGTGGGATTTTCGTCGAATCTATCCCGGAGCCGGATAATGTGCTGGGAAAAAATGCTGTATTGAAGTATGAAAACGAAAATTTGTTTTATGAGTACGCCGATCGTCCGTTAAACAATGAAGAACAAATCGAGTCGTTAAAAGCAGAGAACCAATCATTAAACACAGCCGTCGTCGAACTTTACGAAATTGTATTAGGAGGAATCTGACATGACACCAATCTATCAATCGCTCGTAATCGCCTATGCAAAAGCAATCTATAAGGACGGCACACGCCGTTTCCCGGAAATTCGTCAAGAGTATGTCCCACATGTCAAAAAGTATGCCGGAGAAAACTATTCGGATTCGGATATTCTTCGCGCGCTTGATCTGACGTACATCACGACGCAAGAGTTTGACAAGACGATGGCTTTTAAAAATACGTTCGCTAAAGAAGTTCATCCAACAAAATCTTGATTTAGTAAATTAAGGGAACTCTTCTATCTGTATGTGATAATCATCTTGATAGGAGGGATTCACTTGTCAAACACTCAAACAGACAAGGCAAGGCAAATTTTCTTGCAAGCAAGAAGGTTTACAAACGCTGGCGGGATTCTAGGAGACAAGATAAGCGAAACTAATGATTTAGATTTGTATCTTGCGCCATTTATCGTCAACACATCATTCGCCATCGAGTTATACCTAAAGTGCATTTACGTTATCGAGCAAGACAAAGAGCCTAAGTTCATACATCATCTGGATGAACTGTACAATAAGCTGTCGAAGGAATCGAAAGGCTACATTTCGACCGTATTCGAAATGATTAACCAAACTGAGCATAGTTATCACGCGTTAAAAGATAAGGTTCCTGATTTCGATTGGTCGATAGAAGGGGTACTAAGATCGTCGTCTAAAGCCTTTGTAAATTGGAGATACAGTTTCCAGTCCGAAGTAACAGGTTTCCCTTCGTCGAGAGCTGTTATCTCAGCGCTTGAAGCTTGTATTTTCATTCTCCGAGAAGATTTAAACGACACACCTCAACCGCAAATGTAATTGCTAGGACATCCATTCTTGGGTGTCCTTTTTCCATGGAGCAATCCGCCAAAGGAGGGTCACACTCATGCTCACAACATCCCACGTGGCCCCATCACACAAGGAGGTCGCTTATGCGCACACAACAATTAGCAGAGGGCGCCGTCGCCATCGTCGCCACGAGTGTCACTGCGATTCTCGGGGGCTGGGACGTGGCGCTTAAACTGCTCGTCACCCTCATGGTCATCGACTACGTGACGGGCTTTCTCGCCGCACTCAAACACAAACGGCTCAACTCGGACGTCATGTTCTGGGGCGGCATTCGTAAGGGTGTCGTCTTCGGGGTCATCATCATCGCCGTCCTCGCCGACGAGATGCTCAACAACAGCAATCCTGTCTTGCGCACGCTCGTCATCTATTACTACATCGCGCGGGAAGGCCTATCCGTCACAGAGAACACGGCACTGATCGGTGTCCCACTCCCCGACAAACTCGTCGAGGTGCTCGCGCAGTTGCAAGGCGACAAGCCTGAGCCAACGATTGACCGCATTGCCCAGGATGTCGCGCCCGAAGAAGAGCAAGTGACACCTGTGAGCCGCGAGGTGCCGATTGACGTCACAATCGCCGAAAGAGAAGTTATCGCCACGAAGGAGGAAGACGAATGAACGAGAAAGCTATCCTGCCACTCAATAACACCCGTATCACCGCAGGCTATAAAAATGCCAGTTACCACCGGGCTATGGGTTTCCGACATTTTGGCATCGACATGGCCGATTTGAACCGCAAAGACCTCGACGTCTATGCACCGTTTAAGATGAAGATTGTCGCCGTCGGGAATGATACGCTTATGGGCGGCACAATCATCGGCATCAGCGAGAGCCCGATTGACGTCCATTATGGACCTAAGAAGGGAGCACGCCGTTTGGTCGTCCGTATGGCGCACCTCGCCAAGATGTTTGTCAAGGTCGGGGACATCGTATCACCGGAAAATGCGAAGATTGCTGACTACGGATCAACAGGGAAGTACGGGGGTT